TTGTAGATACGTGTGGTCTTGTAATCAGGGTCATAATCTACACCGCCTGTCGATAACATGACCCCATGCTGTGCTAACAGCTTGTCTAACTCATAATAATAACCGTTTGCTTCTTGTAGGGTGTTCACCCATAAATCTATTTGGATTGTTGATACAATCGCTGTAGGTAGATTAGAAGCATATGTGTCATTATATGTGGCGGGTAGTTCGGTAATCCTAATCAAAGGAATTACCCTATTCTGAATTGTCTTTTCCTCAATCTGATTGAAGTACATTGGTATCTTCTTGAATAAGGGGGAAGCATTCAGAATATCGTAAATAACTTTTACAGGAATATCCATTCTATAATCCCAACCCTTCTATGATGTGCCTTTGCACTATTTCAAATACCCTGTTTTGCATTTGTGCTTCAGTAGTTGCTACGAAACCCTGTGCAGGTTGTTTCACTGTACCATATTCTACGAAGTGCATACGCCATGATACTAATTTTGAGTACCCCACGATTATCTGTTCATTCTCATACTTGCCAATGACTACGTTATCCTTAGCATGAACCCCGCTTTTGCTAGGGTCATAAGGTGTTCGCAATTCAAGGGCTTCTGCTAATTCTTTTGAAGCTAATTCTAGTGCTTCCTGCGATAAATCAGGAAACATTCTAGCCAACCGCTTCAGTTCCTTAGCAATGTCTGAAGAATCAGTAGTAATTCCCATTGGCTACACCTCTTTCACCGTCAGCGTTACAAATTCCTTGTATACATAATCAGGTGTGATTTCCAATACCTCGTACCTAATGCCTTTATGCTCTAGGTAGAAGGCGTTGTCATAAGGTGCTTTCTGCTGTCTGCGAATAACTACAGATAATGTGTTTTCGTACATCGTACCTGCTGAAGTTATTCGGTCTTTGAATCGTTGGGTCTTAACGTCAGCCCAACAAGTGAATACAGGTTCGTAGGTAACTGACGAAGTGCCACCGCCACCGCTACCCCATTCACCATTGATAACAGGTTCTACAGGCTTTAGTAGGGTGACACGCTCATTCATTCTACCGCTGTGAGTTAATGCCATTGCTTACAACCCCTTTAATTGAGTGATTAATGCGTCCACACCAAAAGGTATGGTGTTCATTGCATAATCGCCTGTGTCGCTTCTGTTGTCATAATAGTGTGATGTTAATAAGAATACAGCGTGGTTGAATCGTACATCAGTAGGGTCTTTTACTTCAATCGACCCGTTGACATACGACTGTGCTACGTCCAATAACATTTGGATAATGGTGTCGTCTAAATCATGGTCAATTCGTTTGAAGTCTTTGAATTCGTTGACTGTAATCATTAGACACTACCACCTTTCTACAGGGTACTAAGCCCCTGCACCTGCTGTAGCTGATACGAAGTAGCCTGCGCTTGCGTCTGATACCACAGCGTCAAAACGAGCAACTGCAATCATCATGTAGCCGTAGTTTCGAACGTTTTCCCATTGAATACCTTCTTGCTTGCGGTCAAAGAAAGCAATAGCACGTTTAACGTCACCTACGAAGGCGTGTGCTTCACCTGCTAAACCGAAGTATTCATCAGGTACGATTACTAATGAACGACCAAAGATAGAATAGTCACTAGCTTTCGTGTAGTCAGGTTGTAATAGTGGACGACCATCTGTAGCTTTTTCTGCGTCAAGTTTGATAAACATTGATTTTGAAACTACTACTGATACGTTGTAGCCTGTTTTGAAAGATAATACTAATGCTTTCAATGCGTCTACTGTGTCTGCTGTCTTAGCTTCGAATTTCTTCATTTCAGCGCAGATAGCTTTGTTTGCTGTATTTACTGCGACTTCAGTTAAGTAGCGGTCTACTTCACCTAATACATTGTAGTTTGAATCTTCTACAAGTTCCTTAGATACAGGAATGTAACCTCGGTAAGTATCAATGTCGTAAGTTACGCTATTGAATACAGGGTTTGCTAATTCAGGGTTTTCTGCTAGTTCCGCCACTGTGTTCATAACTGCTGTCGCACCTAAGAATACAGGAATTTTACCGAAGGCGTTTGATACGCTGATACGGTTTACTACGTTACGCATATCCACAACGTCTACTACTTCACGAATAGGTGTCGTGCGAATATCTTCAGGGACTAATACTGTACCCTCTACTGTAGTTAGTGAACGTGCTTCATATTCTGTGCCTTGTGAGCGTAAGAATTTTTCAAACGCTTGTACTTCTGTTGTTGTGCCTAAGTTATCAATTTGTTTCATGTCTGAATCTTTCCCTTCTTGGTGGTCTAAGCCACGCTTTTCTTTTTCTAATTCTGTTGGTTCTGTGTCGCTTGGGGCTTCTGTTTCTGAATCTTCTACAGTTACTTCGCCTTCTGCGTCACGTTTTTCCTTGTCCTCGTCCTCTGTAACAGGTTCTACAGGTTCTTCTGTAGTATTTTCTTCTTCTACTGTTTCCTCGTCCTCTAAAGGCTCTAAATCAGCAATAGCGTCTAATTGTTCCTGTTTCGTCTGTAAGTCGGACAGTTCTTGCTTCATTACGTTAATCTCGTCAACTAATGACTGTGCTTTTTCTAAGTCGGCTTCTTCTGTAGCTACTTTCTTAGCTTCAGCAATCTTGTCATTAATCGCTTGACGTAAATCTTTTTCTTCTTGTGTCAAGTGAATCAATCCTTTCCCAATCAAAACTCTTTCAGCAGTTCCAATTGAATTAAAATTTGCAACGTATCACGATTAACTAAATCTTTGTTAAGTGAGCGGGTTGCCACCGCTAATTCTGTGTCTGTGTATGCGGGTATGCTTACAGCAGATACTTCTTGAATTCGGTAAATATCGTGAATCATACGAAGTGGAATTGTATCTGAATAGTCCCACGTTTGACCCTTAGCCGATACTTCGAATAAGAAACTCATTTGGTTCATGTCCCCACGCTTCACAAGTTCGTAAGTATCACGCCCTGTAGTGGTGTTAGGCAGGGTGCATTTAATGTACAGCCCCACTTCGTCCACTGTTAATTCTAACGTAGAAGAAGTTGTTCTACCTAGCAGTTGCGAAGAATCATGGCTACTAAACATTCGTACATCAGATAAGTCTGTATTCCGTAAAGCATTTGGAAGGATTACTTCTCTAAATGGTTTTCCGTCTGTTGTTGTCAGAATTTCGGACTGTTTATTAAACTTTAAAGCATAGCCTTCTACAATCATTTCGGAATCGTTACTTGTTGTAACATCACCTGTGTATCTTACTTCATTTTCCATGTTCTACACCCCCTCACTAGGTAGCGGTTGGGGGTTCTTAGGGTTTAACTCCTTAATAACGTCCCCACCCTCTACAGGCGGTAAGTCAAGTTCTTTTCGCACCTCGTTAGGTGTTTTAATCGAACCTGCTACCTCACTTATTAGTCTTTCAACTTGCTTTTCCGAATCGAAAGTAAGCGACTTTGTATCAAAATAGGTTTCAATTACGTCCATTTCGCTAATAATTTCGCCTAACTTGATGTCTAGTTCACTTGTAATCGCTTGGAAATGACCATTCAAAGTAGATTGAATGAAGTTCTTATTCGATTCAGCAGTCGATGTATTGACCATTTCCATACCGAAGCGGTCTAACGGAATACCGAACGCCTTCGCCACTTGCTTAGTTGTCCAATCATTTGAGTTGGCAAGCTGTAGGGCGTTGGCATTTACTTCTACCTGTTTCCATTCCATGCCTTTATCCAAGATAATAACTTGGTTGTTCGCATTGGCTTCTTCAAAGTCCCTACGAATCTTGTCTTTTGTTTCCTTGTTAAGCTGTGCATTGCTTAATGACAGGACAGAAGAACCTTGAATACCCCGCTTCATGTACGATAGAAGGGTGTTGTTGGTCTTTTCCATCATTGTGAGTTCTGAAGATAATGAGTAGATAGGTGATACACCACGAAGTCCGTCTACAGCGTTCACTTTAAAGTGTAGAATTTCTTCACTATCTAGCATGAAACGTTTTTGACCCTTCTCTACGCCATTCTTATCATAGGTATGCTGTGTATACTCATAGCGAATTGTGCGCTCGTCTGAATACACCTGAATATCGCTACATGGAATGATTCGTAGTGCTGATAATTGCCCCACTTCGTCACGCTCGATTAAAGCGAATGATTCACCGTTCAATAACATATTAGCGACAATCGCCCAACGGAAAGAATATGCTGACATGATTTCATTTGGCTTCACGTTTAATACTTTATGAAGCTGTTTGTCTTGGATAACTTGCCCGTTCTTCTTGATACGAATTGGAATCGAAGCTAAAGGCGTAGCAATTAGTGAAACTGCTGTGAAAATGTTTGAATTCTTCAGCGCACCGATACCTACATATGAATTATCTGTGAATACGGTACTGTCCAAGTTTGGTACTGTGTAAATATAGGGGTCATTCGTAAATGCTCGTTTTTCCCCTGCTGTTTTTTCTTTTCTTTTAAAAAATGGCATTACTTCCACTTCCTTTTCTTATTATTGGTTGTCTTTACTTGCTTGTGTCGCACCGTCCACGATAAATGATACAACGGTTGTAATAATACCTACTGCGAAGATACCCGCTACGAATGATAGCAGGAAGAAACCGTAGGCAACGAATACCAACCCTACTACAAATAGGACAAAACCAAAGTTTATCTTAGATAATCCTGCCCCAATCATCATTGCTAATTTATTTAACATTACTTTTTCCCCTTTCTCGACCCCACTAGAAGCTGAAGTCGTCCGAATTATAATAGTCGTCTGCTGACATTTCAGTGAAGTCTACATAAAGTGCTTCTGTGTATGCGTCAATTAAGGCTACCAACGGGTCAATCTTGTTTGTGCCTTTCATTTTCTTCACCATAAACGTGTCATTCTTCCAATCAAGGACTGCATTATTGACCGCACGTGTAAGTAGCGGGTTATTATAATGCGCTATCTTCTTGGTCATTACGTCTAATCGTAGCTGTTTCGTTGGTGGGTTCAATGATTTAAGACCCTGACGTACTACGATTAGCTGTTCTTCACCGAATTCAGTAGATAAATCTTGTACAACGTTATTCGCATTGTAGCTATCGTAGAAGATACCTTTTAAATTCAGCTTGTTATTGCGTACAAAATCAATTACGTGCTTAACAACTTCGTGGTAGTTAATGATACCGCCTTCCTCTTGTGAGATTTGGCAATAGCCTTCTCTTTCAAGGTGTAGATAATCCACGTTGTCCCTCTTGGACTTGTTCTGTATACCGCCACGACAACCTACGAAGCTGAATGAATCAACTAAGACCCTTTCTTCTTCCTCAATAGGAATCGCCCACGATATAGCAGATAAGTCATCAAACTTAGATAAGTCAATACCGATATATATGTCCCGTCCCTCAATGTCATAAGGTTCTTGGACTACACAATCCGCCCACTCGTCTGCTGTTAAGAAACTATCGTTCGTTGATTGATACCAACGGTTGAAGTTCTTCGTGTACGTCAGTGTGGCATTACCTTTAGCAACCGCTTCGCTTAGTTTACGATTCAGGTACTCATACAGATTCTCTTGTAGTTCCTCGACTTCTAACAGCGGGTTCGATTTAATCCACATATTTGAATCGGCTATTTCCTCTAAACTGTCCTGTTCCCATATCAGCGGTAAATAATAATCATCTGATACGTTCCCTCTTAGAATTTCCTTTGAATATGGATATTCTTCTGTGTACATCGGACTGTTAAGATTGTCCCCTGCTGTTGAGATAATAAGAATCATTGGCTGTAGCTGTTGCCCTTGTGAAGATTCTAATACTTCCATCATTTTGTTGTTCTTGCTGTAGGCGTATTCATCTAAGATACCGATGTAAACGTCAAGACCGTCCAACGTGTCCGTATCTGAAGCAAGGGGTTTTACTGTCGCTTCGTCATGCTTGAATAATACTTCGTTCCCTAGAATCTTTGTATTCTTCTTCACCCACTTAGATGATGAACACAAGGCACGAAGTTGTGGCTTCAGCATTTTGTCGAAGGCTTGGCGGGCTTGGTCTTTAGCATTGGCTGTGAAGTAAATCTGTCTGTTACCTCTTGGCTCATTTTCCATAATCATGCCGTACAGGGCGATACCTGTAATTAATAAAGACTTACCCTGCTTACGTGCCAACGATATGAAAGCCTTTCTGAAACGTCTTAGCCCGTTGTCCTTCCTGCGCCACCCATAGAGCAATGACAAGGTAAACTTTTGGAACGTTGCCAAGCGCATTGGTTGTCTGCTCTTAGGGTCAATCAGCATTTCAATAAAGTCTATCGGCTTCTTAGCTTCTTCAATATCGAAGTAGTACGGATATTCAGGATTGTTCTTGGCTTCTTCTAAATCTTTTTGGTGTCGTTCTATCTGCGCCTGAATTGTCTTGGGGACTAGAATCTCCCCGTCCTCCACCATTTTGATATAGACAGCCACCCAATCAATGGTCTTTTTTCTTCGAGCCATTGTTAGTTGTCCTTTTCCTTGTACATTTTTTCAAACGGGTCTGTATCATCTTCCGCAGTTTCAGGCGTTACGATTTTCATTCGACTGTTGATGTTTAGACCCATTGCTGAAGTGATTGACTTCAGTTCTTTGGAAGCCTTGACCATGACATTGAATAGTGGGTTTTCTTTTCCTTCTTCGGTCAAGATACCCTGTTCAATTAATCCTTCGCTTGCTTGTTCATACACTGAAACATATTTACAATACTGCGCCATAGTCTGTCTATCCAATTCACTGATAGGTAGTTCACTCATAAGTGGTATAATCCTGCGCCACTCTATTACCGCTCGTTCATCACTGTGTAAAAACTGCGGTACATCGTCCATGTCCAAGTGTTCGAATTCATACAGGCGTGATTCCTGTTCTTCTCGCTTTTCAATTTCTTCTTTTGTCAAGTTCTTATTCATAGTGCCTAACAATTTACGTGGTCTTGCCATGTTTTTTCATTCCTTTCTGTCAGAATTTCCCTTGTAATGTCAACTTTGAAACTTTCATTTCGGGAATTTTTCGCAAAGAAAAGGGGCAGTCGAATATTTAAAATATTTTTGGGGGCGGGGGTAAAAATAATTTTTTGAAATTTTATTTTTGAATCTAGCCCGTAATTTTTTCTGAAATATTTTTTCAACTTTTCATTTTCTTTTTTCGAATTCTGAATTTCTTTTTTGTTGGTAATCTTTCGCAGAACATTTCATCTGAATTATTTCTGAATCACTGTGTCCTTATTCATCATCTGATTGAACACTAATTCGTTAGCTAATTCTAGCGTGTCTAATGCTCTATCGGTGTCATTTAAGTCTAGGGTGATAGTGGCGATATGACCCTGTACAATAACACCGCTCCGTTGGGCTAACAGGTTGATAGTATCTTCTATCTCCTTCTGTAGACTATTCACCTTCATGATAATGTCTTGTGTATGTTCTATCAGGTTATCTTCTGCTTTCACTTCTGTGTAATACATATTCGGAATTAAACTCTTAACTCTTGCCAATTGTTTCTTAGCTTCAGTCAGCAGGGTTTCATCTTGCTTCTTCCGCTTCTTCCTATCTGTTCGCTTTAGCATATTGACCAATCCTTTCTACTGTTTCTTATGGTGTGCGTTATGGCAAGCCTGACAAATAGACTGTAGGTTATCCATGTCCAATCGTCTGCTGTAGTCGTCCCTTACCTCTACGATATGGTGGACTAGCTTTGCTTCTGTTAGCCGTCCCGCTTCTAGGCATACTTCACACATAGGCTGTATTGACAACTTAATCGCCCGTACTTCTCGCCATGCGGTGGAAGCATAGAACCTAGCATACTGTATATTGTCCTTATTGAACCGCACGTCTTTATTGTACTGCTTATCTGATTCGCCCCTGTGCTTAGGACAGAACCGCTCTGTATCTTTAATACGCTGTCTGCATAATGTATTGGCGCATATAATATATCCCATGAATTAAAACCCCTTTGTAATCTTGTAAACATTTTTACTTGTTAATGTATATCTGTAATCTTGTAAACATTTTTACTTGTATATAATAAAAGGGCGATAGGCTAGTGTTTGGGCATTTGCGTTTCATAGCCAATCACTTGTTAATCCTACCGCCCATACATAAGGAGGAATCCCGCAATGAGTAATCATCACAGAAAGAAGTGAAAGGCAGTTTCCGCTACCCTTCACTTATTAGTCTTTCAACTTGCTTTTCCGAATTGTATTTATGCCACCCTTTGCTCTTGTACTTCATATAACATTCTGATTTCTCACCTGCTGAAGTAAAGAATTCCCCCTTGCGTAAGCTGTATCGTTTATAGATAGCGCTGTAGCATATCTTAGACTTATTGTATGTGGTGTAATCTAAGAATGGTTTCCCACAGACTTTGCATACTTTCCAACGGTTCGGTGTAATAGACTTGAATAACTCATTGACATCTATATAATATTCCCTGTTATTAAGTACATAGTTATCAAGCAGGTACGAATAATAAGGGTCAAGCATAAGGGCTTGGAAGTCACCTCTAAGGGCTTCCACATCACTATAGGAATCATTGCCAAAGATATTCAGCAAGTCGTCCTGTAGTTCCTGATACAATCTTACTTCTTCTTCGTATGGTAGTTCGTCAAATGCTCTAATAATACCCATGCTTTATTTCCCCTTTCGTCTGTCCTTTTTCGCTAGTCCTGCATTATACATGGTCACGTCCACGTCATAGGTAGGTGTAACCCTATTCGCCATGTCACGCTTATAGAATTCATCGTTTTCTGCTGTCTTATGACCGAAGTCATTTGTCTTGTAAATTCGAAGCGGTTTCTCGTCCCAATAGTTTTCTTCAGATAGGTTCGGTCTGAAATAGCCTGCTTCCTGTTCGATAAGCACCTTAGAGTTATCATCACCCATTTGGGCAAGTCGTTCATTCACTTCCTTTGTTACACTGAAACTGATATACATTGGACTAATGACACCCGCTTTCAATAGCTTTAAATGACCCTCTATATCAGGTGCATTGAATTCTTTATAGTATTTTACCTTCTTCGTCTTGAAACCTCTTAGAAAGGCTTCTAGGCACTCTAGGACTTCTTCTCTTGCTTCTTTCATATCCAAGAGCGAATAACCTTCACCTAATAGTCGAACAATCTGTAAGTCTGTTAATTCTAGCGCATAGTGCATACTGATATAAATTGCCATGTCATATGTGATTAAATCGCTTGCTAAGAAGCGGTCTACTTCAATCTTGTAATCGTTCCCCTCTAACTTGTGGTAGTTCAATAGCATAGCTTCTAAACCCTCTAACGTGTATTCTTCATTCATTTACAATTCCCCTTTTCTTTTTCTCTATTGGTTATGATATATCTCTTACTAATAATATAAGCTAACTTATCTTATGTATGTCAGGGGTTGCCCCCAACTAAACGTAACGCCATTTGTAGCCACGATATACGTCTGTGCCACCATGTTTTAAATGACTGCACCATTCACCCCTAGACGCTTCTGAAATGCCATTAGCTGAAAAGCCCTTGTCCATTGCTTCTCTTACTGATTCAAATACTAGGCACGTAATACCCGTCAGTGGGTCAATCGCTTCTAATGGCTTCTGACATGACTTGCTTTGTCGTTTTGTACGTGTGCCGTAGTTTATATTTTCCTTTTGCGTCACCCATTCAAGATTCAGGTAATGATTATTCAGCTTGTTTTCGTCCTTGTGATTAATGACTAATCCTTCTGCATATCCTTCGACAAAGACCATGCCAACTAAGCGGTGGACGTATAGCTTCTTAAAACCACCCTGCTTCGTTCCTAATTGCACCTGCTGATAACCCGCACCTACTAAATACGGGGCAATCTCTTTTAGTTCCCCTTCAGGTTGGCGGTACGTTGAATAAATCTTTCCTGTGTTCGATATGTGGTAATAATCCTTCAGGTGTGATAGACCCTCGATTGTATTTAATTTAACGATTTCATGTGTATTCATTTTGCATTTTCCTTTCTATTGGTTGGTTTCTAAGTAGGCTAGTCCTAGTAGAATTGCTTCTGATTCATCTTCTGAAGCGTTAATCTGATAATCTTCACGAACCCGCTTCTTAGCTTCTAACTTCTGCTCGGCTCGTTTCTTTCCTTTAATCTTCACTTTACTTCTCCAAGTGCTAGGGTAATAAATCACTGTCGGTACACCCTGCTGATAGAAGAATAATTCAATGACCCCTAATAGCTTTGATAGCTTTCTAAAGGTGTCTGCGTTTCGTTGGTACGTTGTTTGCTCTAAGATAACCACGTCAGGCTTATGTGCTTCGTAAACGTCTACAAGGGCTTCTAACTGCTTCTGTATGTTCCTGAAGTCCTCTTTATAACCTGACTTGATTTTCCCTCTATCAATCAATTCGTGTTCTGTAAGCACCGCCCAACCGCTTGATAGTAACGATTGGTCAATAGCTAATACCTTTGTCATTCTCCTTCAATCCTTTCCTTAAACGCACTAAAACCCCTCTGAAAGGGGCTGTTTAAATATTAGTGCAGGCTATAGTGTGTTAAGCAGGCGATTAATATAGCAATCGCTACGGTGGTTAAAATAAGAATCTTGACCGTCTTAACTGTCGTAAAATCTGATTCAACAATTACCTTGATACAAATAAGCACTACAATAAGCATTAAACATATAGCTAATGGAATATAAAACATTCTTGCTACACCCTTTCCTAATTCAGTAATCTTAATAACCTGCGTCTAGCTTCATTACCAACTGTACGTCTGAAGTACGATAATCGGTTCTGCATTTCAATCTCCTGCTTAAAGGTGCGGTTTAATTGGATTGTGACGCTACCACGTCCTGTGTAATACGACTTGTACGACTGCTCTATTTTATCTACTGTTGAAATGCCTTTCGTGCTACCTTCAAACATCATGCTATTCACCCGCTTTCTCTTTAAGATATTTGAAACGGCTTACTACATCAGGCAACTTACTATAAAAGATAGCCTGTTGTTCTTCATTTAAGCGCATTTTCACTTGGCGGTCTAGTTTACGTGTTTCTCCTGCTACTAAATCTTCTGCAATAATCGTCCCAACGTAGACCGCTCTATTCTTGATTTCTCCGTTTTCTCTAAACGTTTCCGCAAGACCAAGCGTTAAACCTAATTCACCGAAGCGGTTCTTTCTTTTCCTAACTGAAATGTACATTTTTTATTCCTCCTATAATTACAACGTTTAACATTACTATTTTAAAAATAATAGATAAGCCCAAGATTGAGCCTATCTCTATTACCACTAAAATCTTTATACCTTATTATAACATATTTTGACCATTTGTGCGAATTACTTATCACATTACTTTTTCCTTGTCAATCAACTCATTATAGCCGTTGATGATACCGAAGAAGTGGTCAATGTCGCCATTGGTGAAGCTATAGAATGTTTCATCGTCCTTGAATATGTCGAACACCACCAAGTACACGTCAGGATTGTATTGTCTTAAGCAGTCAATCAGTAATTCAGAATCTTCAGCGTCCAATAGCAATTCCTGCACTTCTTCACCCGTCATACCGTAAACCTTCACTACCTTTTCGGTCACTTCGTTATAGGCTGAAATAAGATAGAATTCCTCTTTTTTGATGTTCTCCATTTTGAAGAATACGTCTTTTTTGTTTAGTTTTGATAAATACATATTATTTCTCTCCTTTGATATAGAAATGACCGCCTTGCATACGTTCTTGTATGTTATGTTCTTGGCGATTCTCCTTGTTATTTTGAATGGCTTTAAAATTACCTTGTGCAATCATTCCGCTTCGTAGTTCATCGTAGATACGTTTAGCTTTCGCTTTAGACCCTAGCTTAAAGCCCTGATTGAATTTGTTAATTAAATCTGCGTCACAAGCGTAGCCTTTCTTTTCGATAAACTTATCAGCGTATTTAATCAATGAATCAACTTGTTTCTGCACTTTCGGTGATACAGCTTGCTTGTTTTGGTCATGTACGAATGTTTCTTTTCTCTTTTCCTCACCTAACGCCAAGCCAATACCTTTATTACTCATTGTAGCGATTGTGATACGTTTTTCACGATATTCACCGCACCCTTTAGAAATGACACCAAGCATATTGTTTTGAATACTGCATGAGTGCATATTTGTTCGGTTGGTGAAGCGTCCAACGTCAATATTACGTTTCAGTTGGCTATCACGCATTTTAACTAATACGTGCTGTGGTACTTCTGTATCGTCTAGTGACTTAATCAAGCCGATTGTACGAAGTTTGATTAAAGCGTCATTAATTGTCTGTCTGCTGTTGCAACTAAGCATATACATAATCGTGTCCACTGACATTGTGATAGCTACCTGCTGTTCGCCTGTCTTGTAGTCGATAAATGTATGATTTCTGAATAGTTGTAGAATCTGTCTGCAATAAGAACGGTTCTTAGGGTTAATGAATACCTTGTGTACGTCAGGATATTCCTTTTTAAGCGTGTTCACGTCCTCTAACAAGCCGATAACCAAGTCTAGTTGGTTGTGAATACGTTGTACGTCCTCGTTCACCTTAATAGTGATGTCGAACATACACATTAGAAACTCAATCGCTTCATGGTATTGGCAATCTCTAATACGTTGGATAACACTGATAATGTCCCCTGCATATTTATTCGAAGCGGAGAAACACGTGTAAACGTATTCGCCATTGTCATTCTTGTAAATACGTGCTGAAGGGTTGCTTTCTTCATGGAATATGTCACAGAAGTTAATACCAAGCGGAACATTGAATACTTCAGCAAGATTAATCTTCTTCAACTGTGCTTTCACCACGTACACTGAAGGGTAGACAACGCCTTCAATGTTTAGCTTTTCCTGTAGTTCTGTAATCTCACCATTAGCAATCATCGACACGATTTCGTGTGTATCGCTGTTTGTCGTTAGTTCTGCGCTGTTTTCGAATGAATTGCTTGCTACTTGCTTCTGATTCAATTCAAGCTGTTCTGTGTCCAATGAAGCGTGTTTCAGGACGTTGTTATAATCGAATATGTGATGTTCGCTCTTACCACCGAATGAAATACGCTTAATATCTTTACAGTTTGCGTCTGCGTTGGGGAAGTGCTTTAGAAGTGCCATGTTCACCTTTAAGGCTTCAACTACTTCTGTCATAGGCTTATCCAACTTGAAAGCTACACGAAAGCGGTCATGTCCTTCTGCGTCTGAAAACGTCTTATACATAAAGATAGCGTTCTCTTGCAGGAAGCGGTTGTTCTTAGCTTCTTCAAAACTTAGGTAACGGCTATCTGTGAATCGTACCTTCTCCTTGTCTATAACCTCGTAGTTATCGAAGTCTAACATGAAGTATTGTTGTTGTACGAATTCCGCTTCTGAAGCCCAAGGATATGCTGTAGTGAATTCTGCTAGGCATACCGTCATACCATTAGTCAGTACATTCTTGAATTGTTCGGGTGTCACCTCTTGGACACGTGAAGTCTTTTTGCTTAGGTTGGTCTTAGGCTTAATGCTGTGCCTTACACCGTCAATGTGAATTGCCACTGTTTGATTACTCATTTCCGATTCCCTCTTTCTTTGTTATCTGTAATTACATTATAACACATTATTTAATGTAATGTCAAAACTTGTTCTCAATGTAGTATATAGCCCCTTTGAATAGTCTTTAAACATATCTCTTACCTTTATCGTCAGTTGAAGTCTACTTTTTCCCATTCTGCTATTAATAAAATACCCTCTTACTAATAACGTGCTAACTAGGCTACTTTTTCCCACTTATCTATAATATAAGACAACTACAGTTATTGAATCACTTTTTACTATATATCTCTTATTACTATATATAACCAAGAGGGAAGGACAATTATATTCCTATGACCATTCAGTATATCTATTAATATAATCTATCTATTAGTATCTATATAACCTCTTTTATAACCTTTCTTGTAATCTCTATTAAAACCTATTCAGTCTTTTACTTAAATAGCCTTCAAACCCTTGATACATAAGGGTTTACAAGGTATTAAAGTTACTCGGTACGGCTATATAACAATGATATAACACATTGTGTAATGCCATACCGACTAGCTTTGAAACAGGCTTCAGCCTTAGAGCCACAAGGGATTGACCCACTTCTTACACACTAGACTGAATAGATAACTACTATATACAAGACACTTCATATACACCCTATATATGTATAACCTTAATCAGATACTACACAAAGGCTTTTACATAGGGGTTTATAGAGCCTTACTAATAGAGATTCCACCACTTAATACACCTGTTCCACTTAATAACAAAGGAATAGAAGGGACTACCTAAAGACCATAATTGGACTATCAAATAAAACTAATTTAATTAATTTAATAATAACAGTTGACATTACATTAATAAGGGGTTAAGATGTAATTACAGTAATAAAACAACTAATAGAAATGAGGAATTCAAAATGAAACAAGCATTCGAAACAGTAACTACAGTAATTAAATCTAACGGTGATAACAACGTATTCCACAACGTATATATTGACGGTGAAACAATTATCGCTGAAAAAGTAATCGAAGGACGTATCGTTCAAACTTATGATTGGTCTTACATGACACGTGAAGAATTACTAGACGTAATCAAAACAAGCGGTCACAACGACTATACACTACATGAGAAGAAACCCGTAGAAGTATTCGTAACAGTTGCCCAACTGAAGAAAGAAGTTAAGTTAGCTGTTAAGGGTGCTGAAGGGTCATTAGAATTAGAAGTGACTGCTACAGACTTTGAAGTAGCTGAAGGGCATGACATCACAGTAACAATCCTAGAGGACGGGGAAATTATCTACTGCGAAACAGTGGAAAACCGCAAAGGCGATTACAAGACACGCTTAGCACAACTTAAATTCATGCTAAAGGCTTTAGTATAAGGGGGAAATGACAATGACAGCAACTAACATTCAAAACCGTATCAACCACATCACAGCACAGTTACAAGACTACCTTCTCTTTGAAGGTGGTTTATCCAATGAGGAAGCTATGACGCTTTCTAAGGAACGTGAACAGCTTACAGAACAGCTTGAAAGCATTCAGGCTGTACCCGCAGAAAGTGACCCTACATTCAGACGTGCAATATTCGCTGAAGTATGTGAATCAGTAGAAGAAGAATTAGATGTAGCTTCTGTAGACCGCTTCGAATATGAGCCATGTTTAGTGGTATCAGAACACTTGTTTGCTATCCTTGAAGCGGTGGCTGACGACTACGGGGCTGATTTAAACACCATGATAGGGGCTAGGGTGCTTCCTACGGGTGATGTAGAAGTGAACAACTACTTTATATCTTGGGTGGCTAAGGAAGGCTACTACAAGCTGTCAGGCACATATCTAAAAGGAGGACAAGAGCAATGAAACTAACAGAACAAGAATCACACATCTTAACAACCTATTTCAGCAACGAATTAGACCAATTAGGGGACGTTATCAATATGGATAACCCTATTCACGCAAAATTCGCCAAGTCTTGCCTAGAGTGCTTCTATGAACTTCAGGGACGTGGTGCTAAGTTTACAGGTTTTCGTCCACTTGATTCAGTCCAATCTATCCTATTGGAAATCAACGAAGCGGTGGCTAATCCTGAAGCTACCCCTGCCACTCTTGGTCAACTAGCGCACAAATTAGCCAAGCATGGTCTATACCTACCTAATATCATGCGTGTTCTATCTACAGTGAAAGATTTAAACCGCATAGGGCTTTAGTACCTTTTTACTCGTAATGTCAACAATTATTCGCACAGCATTAAAAAGTATGTTATAATGTAATTACAGTAAGGTTATTGCTCATAACTTTACTTGCTCGCCATTGGTCTGTGCGGGAATTTTAAAGGGTCGTAAGTTGACCCTTCTTCTTTTTAACATTGTAATGTCAACAAATACTATTATATTATCGGAGGAATTCACTATGACAAACATTTTAACTGAATCACACATCGAAACTACTGTAACTATGGCGGTGGAAGAAGCACAGCTAATCGCTAAGAATACGAAGGAACTTTCAAAAGTTGAAGAAATGGAATTTGTAGAAGCTAAAGCGGTTATTAATGGTTTTGACAAGGTTGTATGTGCTATCACTTTCACGAATGAGGAAGGATATGACTACGTTGGCACTCTTAGCCCTGTTACTTACTTCTTGCGCCACGCTGATTCAAAGGAAACGTGTGACAAGCTAATGTTTGCACTTAACAAGGCACTAACGGACGTGTTCATGATGTCGAACCTACCTGAAGAATTGCTAGTTTACAGTGATGTAATCAGAAAGACGAATGAAATGCTCGTAAGTGGGCTTACAGCTACGTTGAAAGAGCATACAAGCAATTTGAAGCCTAAAGACTTCCGTTGTAAGCCTTACTACAGTCATTTCGTTCCTGATAACCGCCTGTTCGTGGACTTCACTAAGGACGGGGTGACTATTGAAATGAACGTTGATATTCCGCACCACCTATCACCAACTGCTAAAAAGAATATCAGTTATCACGCCCTATGCTATGCAGTAGAACAAACAATCAAACACTATCTTTAATTAGGTAGTACCTTTTGCGGGGTCTGCTCAATCTTGAGCCACCCCCTATTATGGTCAATTGACCGCCATTCAAAAACTATATGAAATGAGGAATTCAAAATGAAGAAAAAAGTATCAACTGAAAAGGCTATGACTACTTATGTGCAGGAAACAGTGAAAGCCATGAAAGAACACATCGAAAAAACAGAAGCAACTTACGGTATTACATTACGCTTTAAATCTGCTTCGTATGAAGAAGCCCTTAACTACAACAAAGAGAAGCAGACAGTGTTCACACTAAACTGTACTGACGAGAACGGGGAAGAATACCGCTCTTACCTAGTACCGCCAATTCTCTTTATCAATCTTTTCGAAAATGCTGATAAAAAGGCTTTTGTCGAGAAGTTACATGAAGCTATCGCCAATATGGACTAACAAAAACTAAACTATATGAAATGAGGAATCTATAATGACAGAATTATACACACCAATCACTACAGCAAAAGAAAGCAAACAACCGATGATTACAAGCCTAGACGTGGCGGAAATGGTCGGACGTGAACATAGAAATGTTATGCGTGATATTGAAAAGGTTAAGGCTGATTTGGGTCTGCTCAATGTTGAGCATACCCCTTATTTCCTAGAATCAACTTACTTACACCCGCAAAATAATCAAAACTACCCAATGTTCTTACTAACGAAGAAGGGTTGTGAGTTATACGGTAATCGAATGACAGGTATTGACGGTACAGGATTCGCTGTTAAGTACATTGAACGCTTCAACGCTATGGAAGAAGTGCTTCAGCAACCAAAACAGCCTGCACTACCTACTTCTTACAAAGAAGCCCTACAGCACCTTCTAATCGCTGTGGAAGAAAAGGAAGCGGTACAGAAGGAATTGGCAATTGTTGCACCTAAAGCAGAAGCCCTTGACGTTCTTACAGGGAACACTGACAAGCTGTACACAATCACACAAATTGCTACCAACTACGGTATGTCAGGTATTAAGATGAATAGCCTGCTTAATCAGTTGGGTGTCCAATATTACCGTAGCGGGAATTGGAAGTTATACGCCAAGTACGAAGGTAAGGGCTACACTGTTACACCTACAGGGCAAGCAAACAACGGTCACACGTATAAGAGCATGAAGTGGACGAACAAAGGTGAATACTTCCTGTACAAGCTGTTAAAAGAGCATGGTTACACGTCTACAACCTATGATTTAATGTTCCAATAGCAAGACAACCTATAAGCCGTAAAATCGCTTAGAAGGCATTTAAAGGGGTTCTACACACGCCCCTTCATTATGGTCAATCAGACCGCCATTCAAACTACATGAAATGAGGAATTCAAAATGAAAAACAATACACTGTCATTCACAGAAGGGCTTCACAAGCGTTTAAAACGTGACTACAAAGAAGGGGTTCTACCAATCATTGAAACAGCAGAACGTGGTACACGTGCAGTTAAACGCCATGAACAATATAAACGTGCGTTAGGCTTCATTACACGCAATAGCGAAGCGATTTTACCTAACATTTTTTATAGTGGTAAGATAGAATCAAAGTCTATGTTCTATATCCGCTGTATGGTGCTTGTAGAAAGCCGTAACCCAATCAATGACGAAAACATTGAAAAGGACTTCAACAACGTGTCGCTTATGCTTGATATGCTTTCTGAAATGACCATGAACCAACTGCTACAAACATTCCCACCTGACAAGTGGATTGACAAGACGGGTTGTACAAAGGACTACCACACGACAATGGAAGCGGTGGAAGCGTACCTAGCGAAGATTGGCATTGGATATGATGACAAAATGAAGAACGGGGAATATTTCAGGGAATTCCTGCTAGAGTATCGAAGTGAATTGATTAATGACATCATGTTCAAAAGCATTAGAATCGTTTCTAAGCTATCTGAATTTACTTTAGGTAAAAGTCTAGCGGAAATGATGATTGACCACTTAAACGAGCCACCAAAGGCTAATAACGTGGTGCAATTTCCAAAAGGGGGTAAGGTAAGTGAGTAAGTTTAGAAGTTTCTTATATGGTCTTGCTAAGTTTTTAGGTGACGTATCAGCAGTTAAGAATGGTACAGTCGGTAAACGTATCTACAATCGTGCGGTTGGTAAGGCAATGACACGTTTCTTTAAATAAGGGCAACAAAAAAAGAGGACTACACCGACAATGGTAGTCCTCTTTGCTAGGCACATCTATTCAGTTGTCAATGTTCTGTTACTACTCATAACCAACTATTCAAAACTAATACACATAAAATGAGGGGTTGGTAGTTTCCGCTACCGCCACCACATGAATTAGTATATCAAGGTATACTGTGTATTGCAACAATTATCAGAAAGAGGGTTTAACATGGAAGAATTCATCAATGATTTATCAGCAGAAGAAAGAGCCAAGTTGAAAGGGGTCGTGGACAAAATGCTTCACTTATCAGAAGGGGAATACAAAGATTCTCTAACGCTATTCATAGGTGAAGGGACAGTCCGTACATTGGTATCAAATAACTTCCCTAGATACAACTTAGACGATATGCTGAAGTTACTTAACGTACCCCCAAGCAAGGTGTACGGCTCTAAAGGTTGTGAAAGCTACGTCACTTTGGAATGGCTATTCAGTCAGCAGGTATTGGAAAGACCGCTTCGTGTGCATAGCAATGTACGCTACGCTATCCTGAAGTATTATGTAGAATGTATCGAGCGTCAATTGTTGTAAGTATGTAAAAATGTTTACAAGTTTACAGGTATACATTAACAAGTAAAAATGTTTACAAATTTACCTAACTATTGAACACTGTTTCGGTGGTTGGGTTATATTATTATTAAGAAGAAAAAACAGGGGGAATTTAATATGTTAAAATCATTGTTAAAATCGTTATTTTGGCTAGTAGTTTACGTTGTAGGATTCAGTGTGGTGGGTCATTTCTTTGGTGGCAACGGTGTGTTAATTGTTATCGCTATACTGTTTTGTGGTATTTGTGGCGAAGATTGGATTCGTCACATAAAAAGAAAAAGAGCCTTCCAAAAGAAAGGCTCAAAAACAACTCGAAAATAGAAATGTGGTAATCGAAAAAGAATATGAGTAATCTCACGTCAGTTTCCGCTAACGCCCTTTTATTATAACAGGGGCGTTTTTGTTTTGTCTAGTTTTTACTTGATACGTTCTACAAATTCTTTGTTAGCTGTGATGTAGACACCACAATCTGTCTTGAAGCGGGGTGTACCTGCTTTCGTGCGAACAATATCTGTGATTGTGAAGGTATCACCCTTCTTAGCGTTGCCTGCTTCGTTGGCTGTAGTGATTTCCACGTCCTTGTACGTCTTGAAACCTTTCAGCACTTTTACTTGTTTAGCGTTCGTTAGATAACGCTTATTGGTAATGACTAGCTTATCGCCCACCTGAATCTTAGAAGGGTCTGAAATGTTATTCAGCGAAGCTAATACTTCTACGCTAATACCATGCTCTTTAGCAACCTTGTACAGCGTTTCTCCTTTAATCACCGTATGAATAGCGTCATTCGTATCTTTATGGCTTTCAGAAGGCTTAGAAGGCTTGCTAGACGGCTTAGAATCTGTGTTGGGTTTCTTTTCCCCGATGTATTCTAGTGATTCCTTAGCGATAGCCTGACACATTGCTTCAAAATTCTTCTTATAGGCTTCTGTGTCCTTCTTAGTCGATACGAAGCAGATTTCTAATAAGATAGCAGGCGTTGCTGTATTGCGTAGGAAGTATAATTCTTGACGTTCCTTTGCCCCTCTATCTTTCAAGCCTAGTGAATTGGCAATGGCTTTCGATACGTCAGAAGCTAGTTGTTTCTTGTTGAAATACAATACTTCTGTCCCTGTAGCTGTAGCACCTGCTGAAGAATTGAAGTGGACAGATACGTTTAGAACACATTTCTTAGCGTTGTGTGCCTTAACGATGTTCGCTAGGTTCTGATTTTGTGTTTTCGCTGTTTTCTCAACGTAGAAATATGAGTGTTTATCCGTCATGATTTCCGTTACACGTTTAGCAACCTTTACTGCTTCCTCATGCTCTTTAATATGTCCATTCGCACCTGAAACTTTATCACCATGACCCGCTGATACATAAACTTTGTTTTCTACTTCTACTTTGTCCTTGCCAATGGTTAAGGTAACTTTTCCTGCCATTATAAATCATTCCTTTTCTTTTTGATTTGGTCGCCTATTCAGACGATACACAAGGGCTATTTCCGTAGCCCCTGCTTTTAAATAAACTAAAAGACGATAACCCAACCCACCCACCACTATCTGTTATTCGTCTTGCTTCTTTTCAGGCTCTTTTACTTCTTCAGGTGCTTCATTTTCGTCCGTCCCCTGTTCCGCTTTGCCTTCTTCTTTCTTCTTGGTATTATCTTGTTTATTCGATTCAATAATTTCCGCTTGTTCTTCTGCTGTGTCTGCTAGTTGTTGGAAACGTTCACGAATAAACTTAGGAACGGGGACACCCATCTTTGCCAAGTTTTCTAAAATTGAAACTGTTTCGATTCCGATGTAGTAGAAGATTGTTGTTAGCATGAACGCCATATCAAAACCTAATAATACGTCTAAGAAATGTGACAAGATAATCACGACAAAGATAGACCCTTTCTTCACCATTCCCCTAGCGAATACTTTAGAATCTATATTCTTATTCATAGCCCCTTTTGCTAAACCTGTTAATACTTCGATTACAAGTACAACCGCTAACATTGACAGCATTGTAGACCAACCGCCAAAAAGGAAACCGATAGACCCTAAGAAAGCCCCTACAATCAAGTTAATAACCATATCCATTGGCTTTACCCCTCGTTTCGTCATGTGAACCACCTACCATTCAATAGATTCAAGTTCTGCGACTGTGGTACAACCCATAATCAATGGCTGTAAGAAGTCACGTAGCTTGGCGATATTTTGAGTTTTATGTGCGAAAATAACCTTAGTTAATTCCGTCATAATCGGTAAATCAATCACACATCGGCTATATTCACCGTTTACAGTAACCGTCCACACGACTTCTTCAATCACACCATCTTTTAACAGTTGGTAGGAATCACTAAAATTTTGTTGCGCTTCTGTGTCTAATGAGAAATGATATGATGTGCCACCGATAACATGGTCGAACCCGTTTTCGATAACGTCTTGACATACCTTTCTGAAGTAGTTTACCTTTTGCGCTTTCAACGTATTAAGCACTACTTCCTCATTGAAAACTAAGATTCCGTCCTTATAAAACCAACCTGTTAAGTCGTTTAACATGGCGTGGTCACTTGCTAAGTCAATTTTGAATGTGTCAGCACCGTCTAAAAAGACAGGCGTTTCACTTAATCCAATGACTTCTGATTCTTTATTTACTGAAATGAAATATTCCATATTCTACACCCTTCCTTAACGCTTATCTAATACAGCTAACCAATATACTTTAGTGTCAGTTGAAGCTGAATTACGGTGCAGGTATAAGTCACAGCCTGTAGTCGTTGCACCCATAGCAGAAACACCATGAACCGCTGTACCGACTACTGAAGAAGCTACAGACGCATACACATTAGGGACTGCTGAAAAGGTGCGTCCATAACTAACAGTCGCTTTCACCTGCGTGTCAGAATTGGCTGTCGTGTTTCGTAGTGTGGCGAAGCCTGTAGCGAATTCGAAGTCACCGTCATTGAAGAATTTCGCCCCACCGCTTACAATTTCGATTGGTGTTCGAACCCCGCTACTTGAAACCTTCTCGACTACCATAGAATTCGTTGCTTCATTCCATGATAATTCTAGTTTATCGCCTACTAATTTCTGCGCTGTAGTCTTTGCCCCTAACTCTAAAGCACCTGCTGTAGCTTCTAATCCTTTGGTTGAATACATTTTACCCGCTACCTCGAATGAATTAGGGTTCTTAGGGAACATATTCACACCAACGCTATTCAACTTTTCATCAATCATAAACTGCGGAATACCTGCTGAAACGGTTGTCGAAGCGGTGAACACCCCACCTAACGAATCTGTGACCCTAAAATTGACGTTGTAGCCTTTCGTTTGGTCTGTTTCCAATACCTGTCCCACAACTGATTGGTACGTGTCACCGTTGATTGTTCTTGCTAATTCAGTCCATGCTGACATAGAACCGCCTTCTACTGCGTACTGATATTCTAGTTTAGTAATCGTATTCTTAGCCACGCCATTGATGATAAGTGGTGAATACTTACCACCGAATGAAAGATTTAACGTGGTGTCATAGCCATTAGCCCGCTTCACTGACATAGCGGTAACAGTTGGGGTACTGTATGGAATGACACTGACTTGACGTGTAACTGTTGTTGTGTTCCCATTGCTATCTGTTGCGACAATCTTTACAGTTGCGTTCCCGCTGAAATTGACCGTTCCGAAGTTGAACACCTGCACCCCTGTAGTTGGGGTCACTTCAATGGTCTTGCTACCAATTGTGATTGTATAGCTTTCAAGGGTCTTACCGTCCTGCGCTTCTGCCTGCTTATCAATAGCGACTGCTAAAGTAGACTTGTTCTGTACCAATAGAGAAGCGTTCCCTGTTAATCCTACCATATCTGCATTGGTGTCATATACAGTAATTGTTGGATTAAATACAGGGGGTGTCTGTGGAATAGTGACCGTTGCATATTTATAAATGCCGTTAGAAGAAGGGCGAATCTGCGTTGTCTTGTAGTAGCTGTCTACTTGAAGCTGAATGAAAGCCCCTTCCCCTGTCATGTACGGCTTGTACAGTTCATAGCTTGGTGTCCATTCGTATGTCTTGTTAAATGGTGGCAAGGTTTCAATAACTACCCCGTTCTCGTCCATTACAGTGATTTTAATGTCATACAGATTAGACCCATCTGCTTGTGGCGTGTTATTCTCTTGGGTAAGCAAAATAGGTTTATTCGCTTCAATATACCCCATTTCAGAAGTACCTGCGTAGATTGTCGCCCGCTGTGGAAGTTCTAACTTACCTGTAACCGTCAGAACGCTACCAACCTGTGTACCGCCATCATAAGTAGTAATGCGGTAACGTACTTGACCGTCCCCATTATAGCCACGTGCCATCATAGACGTGATATTAGTGTCTGTTAGTGTGAATGTCCCGCTTTCACCTACGTTATTGAGTGTTTGAAGGACTGTCCAAGACCCATTAAGCCCTGCTGAGAAGTCTACGGTGTGCGTAAATGACGACTTAGCACGATTTAATGTGAATTTAACCGCCTTTTCAGGGAACATATAATCAGGGCTACTTTTCAACGTACTATTACGTGGGATTGTATTCAATTCTGCGGTGTCTTTCGCTGTAGCAGAACCGTAATAAGTACCTGATAGGGTTAAACCTAATTCAGCATAGCAAACAAGGGCTACAGAAGGTGCTGTCCCGTCTGCATTATGTGTTATTGTCTTTGTTTGGGTGTTAATTAGCTTCTCTTGACCCCCACTCAATCCTGCTGTGAAGGTTGATGAATCTTTTGTACCGCTAATCGTTGAGTAGGTGTCTTTGCTTGCGCTTGAATATACTGCACCACCACGACTACCCCAATATGTTTTTAAGGTGATAGTGGACGTATTAGCGGTAATGTCTTGGGTTGCTTCCCATTTACCTTTTAAGTACATTGACGAGCCTACATTAGTCCAAAATGCGCCTGATAATGCCATATACATATCATTCCTTTCTGTAGTTTTGTTACTACCTACACTTATTAGTCTTTTAACTTGCTTTTCCAAAACAAAAAAAGCAGGGTTTCCCCTACTTCTTAAACCATGCCCAACCGTTGATAGCGTCTTTTGCTATTGGCACGATAACCATATTACCTAAGTCAATTGACCGCTTCGCTTTCAGACGGTTCACTTCTGTAGTATCGCCATTCAGTGTGAAAATACGTTCGGTGTTAATCGTATTCGTATCTTCATTCAGTACATTGGCGTACCCGCTGAATTCGAAAGGTGACATAACTGTGTAACTGTTCCCGTCTGCGCCAAGAACCTTGATACCGTTGATATTCATTTGAATATTGGTATTAGCGATTTCGGTACTGTGCTGTGTCCACCCGTAGTTGGTAGTCCCTTCTGATAACATCAATGCTGTGATATAACATTCGACTACAGAATCAATTTCTATAGCTATCTTGATTGTTTCAGCGTTATTCGGTGTCTTGAAGGTGTATGCGAAAGCCTTGTATTGGTTCGATACATCAGAAGCGGAATAGGTGCTGAATTGGTACAAGGCTTTGTCATTAGCGTCATAGACTTTAATGAACGCATTGCCCGCCCCTTGTGGTTTCTTCATGAAGAAGCTAATTGTGTAATCTGTATCTGATTTGACAGGAATTTCTTGTACCGCCTTCGTGATAGAAGTATTTGGCGAATAGAACCCGCTACCAACTACCAACTGTTCTAATTCTAAGTTGCTGACTGTTTCAAGTGCGCCTGTAACCGTCCACATATCATGACCGAAGTAACCGACACTGTTTTGAATCAGATTAATACCGCCTGATAGACCGAATGAAGCGTCAATCTGTCCTTTTACCTTCGTTAAGTCTGCTGTTAGCTTGTTGATTGAATCGTCTTGAAGGGCTTTCGCTGTGTCAACGTATTCAGTCAGGTTCGTTTCTAACTGTGTGACTTGTGACCCTGTAGCCATGTCCGCAATATCTTCTTTATTCGCCTTGTCGCCTAAAATAGTCGTTAAGTCGTTTGAATACAGTACAGTGTCAATAATTGTCTGCGGTGCTGTCGATTCCTGAAGTTCGGCTAAAATGTCAGCCTGTAAATCAAATAGTGAATTCACATCTTCAGGTGCAGGGCTAAACCCTGTAGACACATTCCCCTTCTCTAGCTTCAAGTTTAGAATACTAACTGTCCCAACGTCCACTAGACCCTGATTGACCATAATACACACCTTACCTGTAGTCACTTCGTCAGCTACTACTGCTGTACGGGCTAAAGTTACGACTACCTCCCTCTTGGTTGCGTCCCCAACGGTAATTAGGGGTGATTCCGCTTCAATTCCATTGACTTTAATTGTCTGAATAGTGAAACAAGCGTCCGTCACAACCTCAAAGTTGGATAATAACCCGTCTACTTGCTTGATAGAAAAGGCTAAAGTGTATTCTTCGCCCATTACCATGTCATTTATTGCACTTGGCATAGTGAAGCAGACCCCCGTATCATTTACCGCCTGCCCTTTGAAGATAATTTCCCCCGTTTTCAGGAAGTTGGTAATGTCATAAACGTCCTCACCCATACCGAAAAGGTTATTGGACTGAATCAGGTTACGTCCCCCAATGTTTAAATTACCTATCAGGGCTTCGCTTCGTGTGAAAGTAATATCTGCTGTTCCAATAATCATTGAACAACCTCCTCTCTAATCGTTTCCACAGCGTCATATAGCATATTGTATTTGGCTGTTTCCGTTTCTGTTTCTGAAGCGAAAGCAAAACCTACTAAAATGTGTCGCTGTCCACCGTCCGTATAAACGCTCACTGTTTCGATTTCCGCCTGTGATTCTGTAGGCTTGATATTCGCCCCGTAGTTGAAATTGATACGATAGACTTCTGCGCCTGTTCGCATATCAATACAGTTCATCATTGACATATCGTTATCGACACCCTTACCCCAAGACGTGTACACATAAGGGTATGAAATAGCTGTCCCTTGATACGTCTGTGAAGCGGTGATACCGAAGTCTGAAGCATAGAATTTATATTGTGCTTTCAGGTTGCCTTTTAGGAAGTCTGATAGCTTATAAATGCGGTACACTGTTTTGTCAGCTAGTCCTGCTGTCAGAATCGCATAGTTATTATCTTGGTCAACGTTCATTCTCATGTAGCTGTAGTTCTCGCTGTGTCCTAGAATCTCAATGTATTGGCTATTGAAGTCAATCACTAGGTTGGCTGTGTACTTGAAGCGGGCAAAATACCAACGCCCCATCTCAATGTCATGGATTGGTGAATATATCCATATACTACCTGTATCAGGGTCACGTTGTAGTCCAAAGTGCGTCCCATGACCGCCATAACGTACAATCATTCGGTCAAGTACCTTACCGTCAACCCCTGTTCGGCTAATTGAATAGCTTTCAGGTTTGTTAGGGTCTTTTTCTGCGCTTGTTAGCTGTGACCCTGTGTATTTCTGTGACCAATAGATTTGGTACGTCTTAACGTCCACCTGTGCGTATTGTGCGACACGTCTATTCACATCATCTACCGCTTCAGGGAAGTATTCTAATCGTGAAGCAAAAATAAAATCACTTTCGTTCAATGACATAACACTGTCCCCCTGCTCGTCCACTACTTCACAGCGAATTGTGTAGTTAGCGTCTAGGTAATCCACTTCAATGATGTTACCTACGCCCTCATGTGCCTGTTCCCAATCTTCCATGTGTGTGCCGTCCTTATCTAACTTAGACCAACGGAAAGCAGAAGCAGGAAATTCGCTTGTAACGTTCTTCAAGTCTTTGAATACACGTACAATTAATCGCTTCACTTCTGTAGTGGTAGCGAAGTCTGTACCGTCAGGCGTAAAGTATTCAATTTTGTAGCTAGACTTGCTGTTTTGTTGCGCCTGCTGTAATGCGTCCAATGCCTGCGCTTGTAGTTGGTAGATTAGGTTCGGTGTGACCGCTTGGACGGTTCTGAATTCACCTAATACCACGTTATTTTCAGAAGGGGCTGTCTTACTTGCCTTCGTTTCTACTACCCTCGCTGTAATCGTCATTGGTGGGTTCATCAATAAGTCTACAACGGCTACAGTATCACCTAACATTGGCGGTTCATCACCGAATAACCCCACTTCAACTGTGTACTCATATTTTGGGTGATTATAATACTTCAGTTCCTTTTTCGCCCAATCTAATAACGCCTGCGGTTCGGTAATCGTATCATTCTGAATAACGCCCTCTAAATAAGGTTGACCGTAGTTGTATAAGTCGTTGGCTTCATCATCAATTAGGAATTCTGAATACTCATAGACACCTGTCTGTGGGTTTTTAACCTTGTTTGCGCTCTTTATGGACGTTCTACCCTTCGCCCCGTCTTTTGTACCCCCAAAGACTAATAACTTCGTGTACATCGTGTCTGTGAGCTTCTTACGGCTTGCGCCTTTCAGGTTCTTACCATATTCGAAACGCTGTCCTGTGTTCTGCCCAATCTGTTTAACGATTGATACACGATTCTCCGCAGGACGACCCCCACGAATGACCGTATAGCCTTCTACCTCTAGTTCAAACTTGCTTAATGCTTCGTCTAGTGCCTGTTGGCGTGTTCCTTCAGCGATTTCATAGCTTGTAGACCCGTCACCAACGTAGAATTTTTCCATATCGTCTAAAATAAGTCCCGTACCTTCGAAAATATAGCCTAATACATCGTCCGAAGAAGGGGGCTTGTCCCACGTTTTAGCACGAATAATCTTATGATTCAGCGTGTAATTGACGTAGTTAAGGGCTTCTACCTGAATGTGGTGATTCATGCCTGCGATTTCCGTTGTAACGTTGTCTACAGTGTATAAATGCCACTTGTCCCCTACTTCAGTAGCGATATGGTAGCCATTATCAATCATTTCTGTTTCATCGAAGCCACTTGGTAGCGTTAGTGAAAGGGTATCAAGCCACACCTTCGCTAATTCGCCTGTATCACTTGCCTGTGCGTCTGCAATCTTTGTTACTACGCTGTCAGCAAGTACAGGGACACCATTGCCTTGTGCAGATAATGACCCGACCATTTTCAAGTCAGGGTTTAAAATAACATAATCCATTCCTTATCATTCCTTTCTAGTATTTCTTAGGACTGTACTTCACTTTCCATGTATTCGTAGCTGAAGGGGTAGGTGATACGCTGTAGACGTTAGGTTGTCCTGCTAACATTGTTAGGTAACTTGACGATAAATACAAATTGTTGTATAGAACGCCATTTTTGAACACCTGTTTGTTGTCACAGTCAATCGTGATAACGTCCCCTTTGTCTGCTACCATATCCACCTCACCCTTTAGGTTCACTTTGTAGATACGCAAGTCTGTAAGTTGTACTTGATTCGGCTTGTATGCCTTCCCGTTGCTATCTTCTGTAATGTCATGTTTAGCCATGTAGATAGCCACACCCGCTAACGAATCACCGAATGTATTATTTTTGTCTGTGTACGTCCCTAATGAATAGGCTTTCCCGCTGATTTCCTTCCCTTTTGAATCTAGTTTTTGGACTGTAGCGGAATATACGTTGCCTTTCTTCGTCAGTTCAATATAGCCATAAAAGTCTGTGAAGGTATTTTCTTCATTCGACTGTGCGTGTGCTACTGAAGTCGTGTAGACCGTCTTTGTTTTCTTGGTCTTTTTATCAGTAACTTTCTTCGTATGTTTGAAGTATACAGGCTTCTTAGAAAGTGAGTTCTTTTTAGTGGTCTTGATACTTGCGTCTTTCAGTGACGTGTACACCTCTTTGTGAGTACCGTTTGAATCATAGCCAATCTGTGCCTGAAGCATATTAGTCATGCTGTTCCCGTTATCCTTCACCATTAGCTTACCGATACGCTTCTTATTAGCGTCCAATAGATACAGTTCAATCTTGTTCTGCGCTCGTCCGTAGCGGTTATTAATAAAGAATCTCGCTCGTACTTTCCAATCAGGAAGTGAAGTGGTAAGCATACGATGATATACCGCACCATACCACCCCTTTTTACCTGCACCGTTAGGGTTCGTACCGAAGAAGTATTCCCCGTTCTTTTTAGCAGGTTCGATAGCGTCAGGTGTAGTAGCTAATGAAGCGTCAGAAGCTACAGAACCATTTTCAATTGTGAATGGTAGATTTGTTGTTAGCTTCGTCCAAAGTGATAAGTCATTCGCTGAATCAGCTAGGATTAATTCACTTGTAGCTGTCGTTGGTGTATCTTCGTTGGGGTCTACATCATAGCCACCGCCTAAGTAGATAAAATTCCCTTCACTATCTGAAATACCGACTTGTGATAATGTTTCGCCTGCTGTCAATTCAAAGATTGGTGCAGTATCGGCTGTGCCTAAAGGTTCGATTGTGATTGTGGGTTCTGTGATTGGTTGTTCAATTAAGTCCATGTAGCCCACGCCTTCAGGTACGAAAAATTTAAGTGTGAAGTTTCCGTCATGTACGGTCTGTGATAGGGGTGATAATGCGCTGAATTCAGTTAGGACAGCATAATAAATCGTGTCTGCTCTATCGCTGAAAATGAGCGGGTATAAATCACCGTCTGTCGTCTGTCCGAAGAACCCTGCTAATTCATCTATTTCCGCTTCTCGTTGGACTTCAGAATTCGCCATAAGAGTACATTCTACTTCGAATTCCTTACCACCTCGTTGTGTACCTTCGTATACTTCGCCATGTCGTCCCGCTACTGAAGTAAATGTAGGGTTCAACTTCGCCAATGAATCACGCTTAATGCCATTGACAATAATACCTAAATCTGTGTCCGAATTCATTGACGCAAAATTAAAAGTTGTAGGTTTTGCCATTTTCTATCTTTCCTTTCTGTGTATGTGATAAAAGGTTGCCCCTCTATAATTAGTCTTTTAACTTGCCTTTCCAATACACAAAAATACCCCAACCAAGAGGAAGGGGCATAATTGTTAGAAACCTTTCGCCTGCGCTAATCGGTTCGTTACTTTCGTTTGGTTTGATTGAACAATATCGTTAATCTGCTTCCCGTCTGCATAGAAGTTCGTTTCCTTCATAGCAATAGCCATCAACAATTCAATCATTTGGTCTTGCTTATTCAGTTGTGCCTGCATGAGTGCTAGTTGTTCACGACTAGCCCCACCGCCACCTGATACAGTAGCGTCAAAACCGTCCTCACCTAAGTAGTGATATGCACGATTCAAAAGCTGTAATGCTCGGTTTTTGTTCGTTAATGGAATGATTAATTCAGGCTTATTACCTTCTCCGACCATTGCCATGTGTTCCTTAGTGATTAGACCGCCTTTTTCATAAGCGTGAACACGTCCACCTCTAGGCGACCAACCTTTACCTTTACCTGCACGTGTGATAGCGTTGTACCACTCTTTGATGTTAAACAGGGCTAATAGTTGGTCATAACCGTTGAAGATGTCACCATGCCCTCTCATTTTGTAGTTGTTGAAAGTAGATTGAATGAATTGTAGCAACCCTTTCGCCCCACCACTACCATTCTTAGAGTTGACATCAGTAATCTGTTGGCGAATCTTAGCGTTACCGCCTGATTCTGTTTGAATCTGTTCGAGAACCTCATTCAGACCATTTGTAGAAATGTTCTTGTCACTACCATAGATAGCTTTGTAGGCTTTCTTGATGTGTGAAGTCCAAGCCTTCGCACCACCTGATACGTTGGCAAAACTACCGCTCTGTGACCCTGCTTTTTTAGCAGTAGAAGGGTTTTTACCACTGATATGAAGGTGATTCATGTGTCCACCATACGGGAATTTGGTGAATTTACTACCACCGTCTTTGTTCCACATATCCGAACCAATAGAATACTTCAGGTAAGGGTGATTAGCTAGGGACTGCGCCATTTTGTAGTACGATTGGTCTTTAATACCGCCCCTTGCCAAGTCCAATCCTAGTCCGTAAACGTGGTCTGAAGTTGTACCCGCTTTTGTCTTAGAAGAAGTACGCTTACCGTCTGAAATGTATAACGTTGGGTACTGTCCTTTAAACTTGTTCACAATCTGCTTACCTAAGTCGTACAGGAAGTCATATACACCCATTTTGTTACTAATCTTATTAAAGTCGCCTTTGAAGGGCTTGTAGTTACCGAAGTCCCCGCCCCCAAAGTCCATTTCTTCAGCTTGCTTTTCTTCAGCTTTGCCCTTAATGAAGTCCTTAGCGTGTTTCGCAATGAATGAAGGGAAGCCCCCTGCGAATTGACCGTAAAGTGTATTGGCACTTCCTGTTAGGTTCATCATCTTTTCAATTGCTACTTTTGCTAACTTTTCAGGGTTGGCAATCAAGTCGCCCGCTTCTTTGACTTTACCAAGCGCACCTGTAGCGAAAGACTTAGCTTTATTCCCCACAGATACTACAGCGTCTTTTGACTTGTCATAGGCTTTCTTAATCCATTCCGTACCCCAAGCATAGTGCTTAGCGTTCATCAATTCGTCAGTCTGTTTAGCAGGTAATACTTGTGACCCTTTAGGTAGGTTCATCATAACGTTACGCCCTTCAGGAATAAATGAGTTCCCGTCAGGTGTCGTTACTAACTCTTGATAAGTCCCGCCCTTTTGGTCATTGACTACTGCTAGACCACCTTCATGGTAATCTGTACCTTTAGCAAGCCATTTAATGTCTACTTTTTTCAGTGGGTCATAATCGCCACTACCTACACCGACTAAGTGAAGTAATTTATTGATACCTCGTACAGCACCGTTTACCCCGTCCTCGATACCATTACCGATTGACTTACCGAATTCGTACATTTTGTCTTTCATCTTGCTTTTTTGATTCAGAATAGCGTCCCATATTCTCTTAGGAATACCTTTCATGAATTCTACTACGTTATCGAATTTCTTCTTAAAGTCGTCTTTGATGTCTGTTACAAAGTCAGTGATTTTTCGTTTCATTTCTCTAAAGCGTTCAATAGAATCTGATACGAAGTTTTTAATTTTAGTCACTAAGTTGCTGAATAGGTTTTTTGCACCTTCCCATAGCTTCTTAGCCCAAGCAGACACCCAAGCCCCGAATTCTTTCAGCTTGTTCCATAATTTTTGGATAAATGCTCTAAACTTATCTGAATTCTTATAAGCGGTAATGAAGGCACTTACTAAAGTGATGATAATAGCAATTAATGCGCCAATAGGGTGCGCTCGCATAAGGACGAACAATGCTTTCATGGCAATACGGACTACAGTTAGTGCGCCTTTGAAGCTACCTACTAAAATTCGTACTAAGACTTTCACAATGTTAGAAATAATTGCGAAGCCACCACGTAAAGCCCCTCTTAATACATTCGCCAATCCACTTCCTGCACCTTTGACTAAATCGAAGCCACGTTTTAGTACATTCAAGCCACCTGTTACTAATCCACGTGCAACGTTCTTGATTACATTGAAAACAGGTGCTAATGACACACGAAGGAATGTCACTAAGTCCTTCCCTTTCGTAACTAGACCCCTGAAGGCTTCTTTTACCGTATTGATAGTCTTACCGAATTTACCTGCGCCTTGACCGCCACTTGAAAACGTCCCTTTTAACTTCCCGAAGATGTTTACTGCACCTTTTATGATAGCCACTAACGCCCTGAATGGCTTCAGAACAAGACCAATTAGCGGAATGAGTACAGGAAGTGCCATTGCGACCAATCCTAAGCCCACTACAAGCTGTTTAGAGCCATCAGAAAGATTAGTGAACCAATTCCATATACTTTTCAGTACAGGGGCTAATACAGTACCTACAATGCCCGCTACAGCCACCGCTTTGTCACTTAATTGTTGAAGGGTTGGTAATACTTCTTCTTTGAAAGCAGGAATGAATTCTTCCTGAAGGAAAATAGATAGCTGTTCGAATTTTGGCTCTAGCTTATCAATCACATTTACGATTAGCTTAGACAGTTCCTCACCCAATGGCATGATAGCTTGTTTCAATGAGTTCCAAGCCCCCGCCATTCTTCGTGGTAAATCTTCGTCTACATTGGCTTTCAGTTCTTTTGCTGACTGCGTAGCCCCTTTATAGGCTTCACCTGTCTTGTTGACCCCTGAAATGATACCGTCAATAGAACCTAAGTCAATATCTTCCCCTTGTGTCCCTAATACAGTAGCCCAAAATTCTTTCTTTGCAGGTGTTCCCTTTAATTTCTTCGCCTGCTCGTTGGCTTTTTTAAGGAAAGCTGTGTAGTCAATCTTGCCTGCTTGGTAATCAGCGAATTCAGCACCTAATCCTACTGAATCATAGATTTCTTTGTTGGCTTTATCATTCACTACGACACGTTTCTGTCCTTCAGCAAGTAAGTCTAATGATTTATCACTGTTCCATGCGCCTGATTCCATACCGCCTTTTAACCCTTGTACGATTTGGTCAATACTCATGCCACCGTCAAGCATTTGTGGTAGGTATTCCATAGCTTGGTCAAAGTCCTCAATACCCGCTTTCATCAGTTTTTGGACTGTTTTAGACTGTTCGTTGATGTCACCGCCACGCTTACGCACCATAGCCATAACGTCAATGATTTCTTTTGTTTCGTATGCGCCACCTGAAGCGTAGTTTAAAGATTCCGCTTGGTCTGCCATTTGTTTAACTTCTTTAGCGTCTTTTACACCACGTTGACCCGCACGAATAACACCTTCTTGGTATTGGTCTGTTTCAGCCCCTCGCTTGCCTGCGTCTTGTACGGCTTTTAACATATCTTTCGCCTTTGTCTTAGTCGTATCAAGCATTGTTTCCATGCGTGTTTCCATTGTTTCCATTTGTGAAACAACTTCTACAGCAAGTGCGCCTACTGCTGACGTAGCACCAATGAATACCCCTGATAGAATCGTTCCGAAGTTCTTAGCTTTTTCACCCCAAGAAGCAAAGTCCATACCTTCGTTTGCTTGCTCGTTGAATTCTTCTAATCGTCTTTCGGATTGTTGCAGTTCTACCTGTAAATCTTCATGCTGTTCTCGCATACGTTGAAGGCTTCTGTTGGCGTTTAATACTTCCCTGCTGTTTTCCCCGAATTCTTGGGTTAAACGCTGTACGACACGCTCCTGTCCTCTTACAGCACGTTCTGCTAGTTCTGTCTGACGTGTTAAACCTTGTACACGCTTTTCAGTAGCCCCCGCTTCGTCACCCAATCGGCTTAGATTCTGTGCAGAACGGTTTGTCGTGCGCTGTAATTCCTTCAGTTCGTCACTCATACCGTTTACGCCTTCTTGTGCGTAAATCATTTCTTTCTTCGTATCACGTAACTGTTGGTTATATCGCTCTTGGTTACGAATAGAATTATTAATCTGAATTGCTAAGTTACGTTCTTCTTTTGACCCTTCTTTGCCTGCGTCAATTAGTTCTTGTCGTCTGCGTTCTAATTCTTGCGTCTTTTTCGACTGCATTTCCAATACATCGGTTAAATCATTAGCGTGAGTAGCTAAGTCGTCATAAGAACGTTCTGCTCTACTCATTGTCGCTAAGTTGGCTTTCATTTGTGATTCAGCTACTTTAACCTGCTTGTTGATTTGGTCTAAAGACTGTAGAAACTGTGAACCATTTAAGCTAAGACCAATACCAATTGTACCTGCGGGTCTGCCATTATTAGTTGCCATTTGTATATCATTTCCTTTCTACAGAAGATTCTTTTTTAGCTTAGTAAAAACCACTACTTTGAATGGCTTTTAATAAAATAAAAAAGGGGGCAGGGCATAATCACCCCACCCCCAATTATTTACCTTTATAGGCTATTAAAAATGTCGTTAGCGTCTGTTAGCTTACCGCCTTTAGCTTTCGATTCTTGACCACCGTTGATGATTCGTAAGTATTCGAATATGTCCATGTCGTCAATGTCCTGTAGGGTCATGTTATTTTTCAATAAAGCCCTGTACATTTCGTCAATCATTTCCAACCCGTCCTCATACGACACCGAAGGGTCATAATCTACTTTCCCTCTTTGATTTCCTCGTCAGTGTAAAGACCGCCCATAACCTGCTCTAGTACACCTTGAAGCGTTGGGAATAACTCATGTGCATACAGTCCATCGTAAATAGCGTCTGCTGTCACTTTAGGGTCTTGGAAAACTTTTGCTACAAGTTCGACCATTTCCTGAATCATTTCGTATTCGCCACCGTCAAAGTCGCCTTTCTCAGCTTTAGCTGAAAACATCATAATATCTTTTAAGATACGAGCCTTAACCCCTACCTGTTTATATTCTACTGCTTTACCTTTTTCATCTTCTAATACTAAAATAACTTTTTGCATTTTGCATTTCTCCTTTTTCTTCGTGATAGTTTTAGTTTATTTATGAAGCAGGGGAAGTATTGACTTCCCCTTGTGTATTACTGACTAAACGATTGGCTCTTTCACAGGGAATAAAGCTGTTTTCAGTTTTTCAAGTGTCACTGTATCGTTGTTCATAGTGCCACGAGCCTTAACTGAAATACGTCCGTCTGCACGTGCGATAAATGTACCGCTTAGTGTATCAGTCGTGATTTCAGACCCTTTATCCTCTTGTGTTTTGAATTCGTCACCGTCAATTGATAAGATACCTTTCGTTAAACCAACGAAAATATCTTTGTCACCGTCTTTACCTGCTGTTGACTGAAGTAATACAGCCACGTATGGTGGTTTAGTTTCAGAACCCGCCCATACTAAGCCTGCTTCGTCTACTTCTCGTCCTGTAATCGCTTCGAAAGCACCGTCAATAGCGTCTAAGTCACCAACGCCTAAATCTAGTTTCACTTCTGAAGTACCTTGTGCAGATACAGCCCACGCAATGTTAGAAGCATATACAGTTGACATTGGAGAAGCTAAACCACTTACCTTAGCGTCAATCGCACCTGCGTTACCTGCGTTAATTTCGAATAATTTACCTGTTTCTAAATATCCATTAGCGTCTAATACGCCAATCCATGCCTTGTTAAAACCTCTTGAAGCCATAAATATCTTTTCCCTTCGTTCTTCGTCTATGCGAAGTTAATAGTTTGTGCCAACGTGTATCTTTTGTAGATACGTGTGGTCTTGTAATCAGGGTCATAATCTACACCGCCTGTCGATAACATGACCCCATGCTGTGCTAACAGCTTGTCTAACT